GCTAACGATTTTTTCACTCAACAAACTGAATAGAAAATATCTGCACGCGTCGGGATCACGTGGAATAATCCCTGATAGGCGCAAGCAAAACGGTAACGCATACGACCGGCCACGCAAAACAACACACAGCGTCGTTGGCGTCGCAACGCTTCGAACTTCGGCGTCAAGTGTCAAGTTCATACGCGCTCCATGATATAATTTTTTGTGTTCCAAATTATTTTAGCATGGAGAAAATCAAATGGTTCCAGGCTGGATATCGACTCTGTTATCTCTGATCAATTTGTTCTATCAAATTGCAAAACTTGTGATGTCGTGGAAAAGCGATATCAAGCCTCACGCCGTCAGTGAATGTGCGCGTGTGGTTCGAGATGCGCGTAAAGAAGGTAACGTGACACGAATTGAAACACTGGTTAACCATCTCAAAAAGGATTAATGATGCTTCGAATTTTAATTCCCGCATTTTTTTTAGTTTTCGTGCCGCAATACGCAATCGCACAAAACGATTGGGCACGTGAAGACATTCTAAAAAAATTTCAAGTGTCAAAATCAGAAATAAGCGCCGCGCAAGCCAGACAAAAACCGAAGTTTTTAACTGTTGCGTATTTAAAAACGATCGAAGATCAACTGACTAACGATGACAAGCTATGGTCTGTGGCTGATGCAACGGTAAATTCCATGATCAATCACGCTAACATCATCATGCGTCAAACGGGCAACAACGAACTTGCCAATGAAATTATGGACGAATATCAAAACGTGTATATGAACTGGATGGCTTGCCGAAAAGACGATTGTAAGGAAATCGGCGACCACCCTCCGCTCTGGCTGTGGCTTCAAACTGTTCACGAAAAAATTGAATCCAAAATCGGACCGTCGTGGTGCAAGTATACACACCTGCACGATATGTATATTTTCAACTTCGCACTACCTGTCGTATGGGAACCACAACTTTATGATTTGCAGGATTATCTGGATCATTTCGCGGGCCATGAAATTTCGAGGCTTCGTTGGGAGCATCATGGATTCGCTGGAATCACGGCATACTGGACTTCTTATGCGGCTTGCATCGCTGGAACCTACGGCATGGGCGTATTGGGGTTTGCTTGCACGCCAATCAGCGAAGTCATCGAAATCGCAACTGACAAAAGAATCGCTCCGAAGGTCGGTAAAACAATCTGGTTGAAAGCAAAGGAATCTTGACCATGAAATACTTGATGTTGATAACAATTTTTTGTAGCGGATCATTCGCATACGCTAATGACATTTTTGATACAGTAGCCGGGAAAAAAGGAACCGGTTTTTATGGCGTCACTCTAGGCGACTCCGAACTTGAATACGATGATTATACAATGAGCGATTTGCCTGAAAAGTTTGATGTCAGGGAATTGATTTCAATTCCAGATGTTCGTGATCAAGGGCAGTGTGGTTCGTGCTGGGCATTCGGACCAATGCGCGCCCTGGAAATTTCCATAGCTATGCTTGAAAAAAAATCGGTAAATCTCTCCGAACAAGAAATGGTTAGCTGCGAGAAAAGCGCGTACGGATGTCAAGGCGGATTCATGGAATCCGCGAAGTATCTTTTAGGCGGAATTACTGACGAAAATACTTGGCCCTACGTTGCTCAAAAAAAACGTTGCCGAGTAACAACGAAATACGCTCGCGCCGCGAAAATGAAATTACTCGGACAACCAGGCCAGCGCCCGACCGTAGACAACATTAAAACTGCGATATACAGCTATGGATCAGTTTTCGTTACTGTGCGGGCAGGAGGCCAAGGATGGTCTGGCAATTCGCATGAAATTACAGGACGGGGCTGCGCTACCGGCACCACAAATCATATCGTAACGCTTATCGGATGGACCGCCGATGGTAAATGGATCATGTCAAATTCGTGGGGTCCGAAATGGGCAAATAACGGATATGCTTTAATGACATTTGGATGCGCAAATATCGGAGCTGAGGCTGGATATATTGAAGCATCGAGTCTATAGATAACGTGGGGAATGGGCGAACCTCCGCAAGTAATTGCGGGGGTTTTTTTGTTCAAAATTCGTGCCAAAGTGTGACGAAAGGCAAATTTACTAAATAAAATCACATACTTATAAGTTTTTTCTAAAGTTTTTTTGGAAAATAACCGATGAATATATGAAAGGTAGGGAGGTAATGCCATGATAACAATTCACGGAACAATGAATGATTTAGTCAAATACGTTCGCGATCGCAATTTTCCCAAATCTGCGATTTTATTGCTCAGCGCGAAAACAGGTTTGCCATTAGGCGCATACGCCCACGATGGTAATTCAAAAGGAAATGTTTATTCGCGCCGCGACATCAGGAGCCAGTTAAAAGCCGGGCGTGTTATTAGGCCAAGCCATTCCTACGGCGGCAGTGACAATGCGTTCAACGTGCTGATAAACAGCGTGAAAGTGTGATATACTTTATCAAGGTGGCTGATCACATCGGCCTGGAATCGGATCGGCGCCGGGAATGCAACGTTCCCGGCGTTGTTATTTATATGATGGCTGCGCGGGTAGGGTTCGAACCTACGCTGGGGGGATTAACAGTCCCCTGCCTTACCGACTTGGCTACCGCGCAATAAGTTCGGGGGCCATCATAGCCCCCGTTGTCGCGTCTAAAGACTGACCGACCTATGTTGATTGTAAATCAGTCAAATTTATCAATCAATTTCTTAACGAGGAGGATCGCTTTGCCGGAAAGCATTTGTAATTCCTCGGAACTTGCATTTTCCAAGTCGATCAAATGAATTTTATCAACGTCCTTCAGTCCAGGGCGGAGCGCCTTGACAAGCGCGGGCACTTGCACAACATCGAGGACCGTCACCTTTCCGTCCTCCATGATCTTATCAATAACGTCAATCGCCGCGATCCCGCTGTCGAGAAGTTCGGCCAGTTGTTCAATTGTTACCTTTTCGTTACCCATGAAGAACTCCTTGTTTTTTTGGAGGCCATTGTTCAATCTCTCGTAACCTCAATTCGTGATCTTTTATTTTATCGTGGTAAAAATCAAGTTTCAGCTTCAATTCTTGCGTTAGCAATTTGACCGACGAATCGAGGATATCAAGTTTTTTTACGCCGTTGCGAGCCAGGTTGATTATCAGCCAGAGAAAACCTAGTATCATTGGAAAAAACAAGTTGTCTAAAAATCCTTGAAAACTCATAAAAATTCCTTTTTTATGCAATCCGAACAGCGGAAAAATAACCCCAGGCGCTATACGTCGCTGGAGAATTATATACACTGCTACTGATCAAGTAATACGTAGCTCCAGCCGCAGGCACGTTAACGTACCGAACTGGTGTTGCTTGTGCGAGCGTCGTCTTCGTGTAATCAATAACGCTGCTAAAAGGAGCCTGTGCCCCAACTTTTCCCGAATCTATGCTGAGAGAATTTGTAGTCGAAGAAATGCCGACAAACCAAGTTCCTGAACTAACGCTGGTTCCAGAACCAAAAATCCCAACCCGACCATTTAACCGCCATAATCCTGTTGTCAATGTTAAAGACATAATAGTGCGGTCGCCGGAAGCGACAACTGTTCGATTGGCGTATAAAATTTGAGTGTCAACAACTTGCCCGACAAAACCCGTAGCAGGAAACGTGTTGTTCGTTGTTACTAAGCCAGGAATCGCAGCATAAAACGACATACGTAAATCCTTCAATTAAGCCACGCGTGTAGCGCGTAACCATCCGCATCCTTTTAATGGACTAGCACTACCCGAAGCCGCTTGTACGACTAGATTGTATGTCGTTGACGAACCTGAAATTGAAGCAACAACTATAGGCACGAAAAACCCAACAGCAGTTGTCTGTGTATAATATATATCTGCGCCGTCGAAGGTGGCTATTTTGTTATCGTTCGTTATAGAAACGGCGGTACCGATTGATAAACCAGTTAATCTTATGTACGAACTATCTCCAATACGGAGAGAGACAAAACCGCTTATATTCCAGACTCCAACAGGAACCGACAACGATAAAAGACTGGTAGCGACGTTGTTACTGATAGTTTGTTCGTTTGATTGCAGTTTTTGTGTGAATACTTCGCTAGCAATCATACCGATCGACGGAGCAACTCCATTACCGGCTGGGATAGGCGTTAGATAAGACATCAGATCACCATCAGTTAAGTTTGATCGCGTCGATAAATCCTGAACAAGATACTGTCTGAGAACTAAATGTGGCTCGCGCTACTAAATAATACGGCGTATTAGTTGTGACAACTACACGACGCATCGGCAAAGCGATACCGACGCCAGAAGCAGTAGATACAGATTGTGTGAATCCGCAGACCCCATCATTGATAGATATTGTTGATGACGTTGCCGTTAAACAAGCTACTAATTCTGACGGTGTAGCAAGTGAACCATAAAAATTGACGTAACCAGAAATATCGTAAACACCAGGCGTCAAAGTAATTGTCAAAACGTTTTTCGCAACAGCAGTAGTCATCGCAGTGGCAGAAGTGTTAGAAAGCGAAGCAGAAATCAATTGACCGACATATCCGGCGGGAACCGCCGCACCGGCGCTAGAAGAATATCCCTTTAATGGCGAAAAGTGCGACACTGAAACCCCTTCAAATAATAAACCAGTTCCCGCCGTTGGCGATCAAAACAACAGCCTGGTATTGTGATAATGTAATTGTCGTTTGACCGTCGATTGTTTCCGAGGCGTTAGGGTCAATTGTCACGATACCTGCGCCGATGTTTTTGATGAAAAGCTGCGCCCCGTCAAAACCTGAAGCTGTCGTCGGGCTTAAGGTGATTGCCGTCGCCGAGTTGGCAAGATATTGAGTATTACCTGACGCCCCGGAAACCGTTATGGACCCGGTAGCAACCAAAGTTGATATAGTTTTTTGTGCGCTAGATTTATTATTAAATGTAGTCCAATCAGTCGATGACAACGCGCCAGCTTGTGATCCGCTTGCAGTCTGAATTGATACGTTGCCAGATGATACCGACAACGGCGAACTGGCCGATCCGACTTTGTTATTGAATGTAGTCCAATCAGTAGATGACAACGCGCCAGCTTGTGATCCGCTTGCAGTCTGAATTGATACGTTGCCAGATGATACCGACAACGGCGAACTGGCCGATCCGACCTTGTTATTGAACGTAGTCCAATCGGTTGATGACAACGCGCCCGTTTGAGAGCCACTAGCCGTTTGAATTGATATATTTTGAGTTGCAATATTATAACTAATAGGGGATGACGCACTAAGCAAATTCAGTATTTTACTAATAGTCGTTTGAGCAGGATTTCCTGATTGATCAATCAAAATGGCATCGGTTTTAGTTGGTGGAGAACCTGGGACTGCGCTCAAACTATATGCGACCGTTTGAGCAACTGAATCGTAAGTAATTGGTGCAACAACGTTAACAACTCCGGAAGGTCCTTGAGGACCCACTGTGCCTTGATTTCCTTGCGGTCCCTGTGGTCCAGTCGGACCAGTAGCCCCGGTCGCCCCAGTCGATCCCGCTGGCCCAGTATTTCCAATCGGCCCTTGTGGAATTGTAAAATTAAAAATAGCGGCACTAGAAGTACCGCTGTTTGATACGGATGCCGACGAACCAGGCGCGCCAGTCGTTACCGTTCCAACGGAAACAGTTGCCGAAGTGCCGTTATTTCCAGCCGGTCCCTGTGGGCCAACAGGGCCAGGATCGCCTTGAGGACCAGAAGGGCCTTGAGCGCCAGTATCTCCGCGAGGCAATCCGAAATCAAAAATTGCGTTCGTAGAACTACCGCTATTCGTAATAGTCGCATTACTTCCGGCTGGAAGCGTGTTCACTGTTCCAACGTGAATTTGTGCAGATAAACCGTCGGCCCCAGCGGGGCCTTGCGCACCGTCGGTCCCAGCGGGACCAGTTGGTCCAGTCGGCCCGGCTGGGCCTGTGGGACCTTGAGAACCCGTAAGGCCAGTAGCGCCCCTCGGAATTGTAAAATCAAAAACAGCGGAACTTGAAGTACCGCTGTTAGTCACGCTGACAGATGTTCCCGGCGCCCCGGTAGTGACCGTTCCAATAGTAATAGTAGCGGCGGTACCGGCTGGTCCAGCGGGACCTTGGGCGCCAACGGCGCCTTCAAGATTTACAATCCAAGCTGAATGAGTACCGTTACCTGTATGATGCTGGACATCGACGATAAGAATGCCCGTTATCGGGTCATAACTAACAACCGGTCCAGACATATAATTACTGGCATCAAAACTAATAGTTACGTTTTGATTGATGCTATAAGCAAGATTCGTGCCAACAGTAAGAGTTTTAGTTCCGTTGGAAATAGTTAGCGTTGTTGATGACGTCGTCTGATATTTGTCGCCATTCAAACCAGCGGGTCCCTGCGGTCCAGTGGCACCGGTAGCGCCCTGCGGGCCTGTCGGTCCTGCGGGTCCTGCGGGTCCAGTTGGTCCCTGCGGTCCAGTTGGTCCAGTCGGTCCAGTCGGTCCAGCGTCGCCTTGAAGCCCCGCCTGCCCTTGAGGTCCGGGCGGTCCCATTTCTCCCGGCACGCCTTGTTCACCCTGTGGTCCAGCGGGTCCAATTTCGCCTTGAATTCCTTGAGGCCCTGCTTCCCCTTGTGGCCCAACGTCCCCAGCGGGACCGGGCGGTCCCATATCGCCTTGAGGTCCAGGCACGCCTTGTTCACCCTGTGGTCCAGCGGGTCCAACATCGCCAGCGGGACCAGCGGGTCCAACTGATCCAGTCGGTCCAGCGGGTCCGGCAGGACCAACGGCTCCGGTCGGTCCAATAATTCCTTGCGGGCCAGTATTTCCTTGCGGGCCAGCGGGACCAATCGGGCCTTGTGCGCCAGTTTGTCCAGCGGGACCAGCGGGTCCACTAGGACCAGCCGGTCCAGGTTCGCCTTGTGGGCCTTGAATTCCTGTTCCAATGAACAAATCGAATGACATGAGATTACCCCATAACCTGAAATTTTCCGTAGGCCAGCCGGAAAACAAGATTGTCCGCAGAAAGCAAAGTGATTTCGTGAATGAACATACCGATCGGCAGGGTGTTCGTATCGGCGGCGCTAATAATGAAATTGATCAATCCGCGTTCGGCGTTAATTTCAGCGCGACCGTTAGCAATCGAACATTCGATAATCTTGTCTTCGGTTTCAAAGTTTTTTTTGATTGTCAAAAACGGCAGAAATCCGAACAAGTTATTTGGCCTGTTATCACATTGTTGATAAGTATAGATTGAACTAATGAACGTCACGCCGCGCTGCGCTGCCGCGCTGTACCGGTCGGTGTTTATGTAGTTGAAAACATCGTTTGTTATCATGCTGGCTCGTTTTGCGGCAAACTTCCATCAGGCATTAAACCGCGAACAATTCGACCATATTCTATAATTGGCAAGATTTTATCGCCAATTGCATCGCCAACATCTAATTCCATTTCTTGATCTAAAACTTTCGCAAAGCCGCGAGCATCACATACATGGGTTCCTTTTACTGACCACGCGTGATCACCGGGAATAAGTTTTATTTTCATTTTTACGCCTTAATAATAAAATTAACATACGCGTTAACAGGTCTAGTTTCGGCATCGCCAGAAATAGATTGAGCTGGAGCGGTGGCACTTACGCTGAAGCTATGACTATGGTCCCCAACTGATCTGGTGACAATCTCTCCAATATTATCGTAGTTGTTATTTGGAGAAGGTCCATTAGTGCCGCCTGTATTATCAGTATAGATATTTGTGCCGTGCGAATGGTTTCCAGCCAAACCAGTTGAACCGGCTACGGTAAAATCACATTTATCGTTTTTTAGTCCGATGGTAGATTTCGTGCCCGATTGAGTGCCGCTTGATAGACTGGTGGCGATACCTTGAACACTTCCAACGCTATTACCAGTATTTCCGCCGCTATTCATTGCGATTCTTAAAGTTTTATCCGGGTCATTTGCGGAAAGACCCGATACTCCCCTCAAAAATCTGCCGCGCAAATCAGGAATATTGAATGTAGTTGATCCATCTCCTGAACCGCTCGAAATTCCGACAACAGAATATAATTGAGCATAAACTGTCCGGTTTACAGCCGAGCCGTCACATAAAAGCCATCCATTAGGGGCAGTAGTGCCCGCGAAAGCGAAAATTGTACCCGTCGGACAAATGTTTAAGTATGACATCAGATCACCATCCATTGCGATCCGTCAGATACGACTGACATAGAATCGTTTTTTGAAAGCTGAATAATCGTTTGACCATCAATTAAACTGCCGCCAGCCGCCGCGACGTTCACAAAAACCCCGGCGGTCATGTTGGATTTTATTTTGTGTTCTTCGCCAGCGTTGGCCGATACAGCCTGAGGCAATGTAATCGTAAACACCGAGGAACCCGTTGCCTTGACAAGAAAATCGTCTTTCAACACCGTATAATTAGCGGATACCGATGAAATCTGTTTTGTGAACACAACGCCCCAATTTGAAGTTGTGAGCGCGTTGCCAACGTTGGAATTTGTCAAACTGATATAAATTTTCCCGGAATTCTGAACCAATGAACCAATATAGTATGTTTCAGTATCAAGATATTCGGGAATGCCCATTTGCATCAAATACGCAATTTGACGGGAAAACAAAAATTGCAGCGCATTCATGTCCTGCATCGCCGGGGCCTGATTCAGTACAACCGCACTCGTCCAGCCTTGAGTAAATGCCGGAAGAGATTGTATGGTATCTGGATCGCTTGAAAAACTGGGCGCACCGGCCTTGAGTGAACCAAAAACGGCCACGTTGTTGACCGGCGTTACGTCGCCACAGAAAATTTTTTGAAAAGCGCGTGTAAGTTTCGCCATTATGAAACCCTGTCTTTATAATTCAACCAGTTTTGTCCGTTCCATCCAGTCACATACGAACTAAAACCGGTATCGTTCCCGTTATTATACTCGTATGACTGAAATCCTAACAACTTAGTAGGATCGGAAACAATAAAAACCCCAGACAAAAGTACGCCCATAGGCTTTGGAAGCAAATCGGCCTGTAATGCAAGATGAGCAATGGTAGTGGCGCTAGTCTTCATTGCATAAGCAATCGTCATGTCCTGTCCGTCAAAACAAATAATATCTGTCCCGAAACTTGCGAACAAATCATTAGCTATCGTTGCCAACGAATTATTGCTCTGGTTCAAAATGATTTTCAAAAGTAGCAGCGGACGATATTCGGCATCGCTAAGCGTATAGAATGCCGTGTTCGCAAACGTATACAGGTAAAATGAACTATCAACATTAATACTTGCATCAATGTAATCAGTAAACCCGGCTTCTCCGGTCGTTGGATCAGCATAATCCCGTAGCTCAAAATAATACCGGTCGATTATGGCCGGAATATTTCGGCTGAGGCCGATATATTTTCCAAGAACGTCAAGTTGAGCGCCCGAAGCAGTTTCCAGTGAAAAGGCATCTTGAACGTCAAGCTGTACCAGATCGCACATTGCGCGGTATGCGAGAAGCGATACCGTTTTGCGCGCCCTCGGTGAATTGACGTATTGCGCTAATAATAAATCAGCGTACTCGTAACTGATCGCAACTAATTCAGCTTGCGTTGCCATCAAATCACCGTGATTGAAATTCGTGATATGGACAACAAAAACCTATTTTTCAAGGTCGACGGATACAAAAATGGCGAAAACGTTATGTTGTCAATCGAGACACCGCCAGAGACGACAACAGCGTATTTGTCGGCATTTTTTACGACGGTTGTAATTGCCGTATAATCAGCGGGCTGATAAATAGTATAAACGACCTGATCATAAATAGTTTGTTTAAGAAAATCAGAATCAATCAAATGCGTCGGCGAAAGGCTTTCGACGGTCAACTGAATGTACAGATTTTGATAAACCGGACGATCGAATTTTACCGGCAAGTCAATCCCATTCACTTGTGGAACAAGATGAATGACCGAACCGCGCATACCACACCCGGCGTTGCGCTTGTTATAAATGACCGTCGCTATATCGGTTTCAGTTCCGCCATCGACGACACACCAGATAGTATGCCCAGGCGTGCCGTTAACATCGGTTGCCGATGAATTGTTTTCATAAACTTTAACGTCAACAACATTATCAATCGACAATAAATCAGCGGTCATTCCGGGCAAATACCCAGTAGACGGCCTCGACACGGATTGCGACCTTCTCAATCTCAGTTCGATATCTGTTTCCTGATTTAAGCCGGTAATAATTGCATTGTCTGGATTATTACAGGCGGAAATTCCCGCTGTGATTGTAGAAATCGTGGTTATCGAGTTTGGTATTGTCTCAATTTGCCCGGCGACGGCGGCCTGGAATTCACAAATATAATCGCCAGCCGCCGCAAATGATGTTGTTGTGACAAGGTTGAATTTATTACCCGTCAAATCCTGAACCGTAAACGGAGCCGCTGGATTTGTGTCGAGGCCGGTAATGGTGACAGCTTGCGTTACTGTCAAAGTCACGTTCGTTCGCGTGTAACTTGCGCCCCTGCGAACGATTCCGTTGATCGCGGCCCGCTGATCTAGGACCGATCCAATAGCAGTATCAGGGTCAAAAGAATTGTAAACCTGTACGATCGAATCCAAATTGTCTATGAGCGCCTGGGCGAATAGATTGATCAACTGGGAATCCGGACTATTAGAATTCAAATTGATATTAGGACCGTAAATTGCCCGAAATCCAGATTCCAACGTCGTAATAATATCGGTGACGGTTTCCGTGTGCAAACCCGTCGAATCGACGTAATTGGGGTTGGTCATAAATTTATTTCCCCGGATAGATTGCTTGAATATACTGTACTAACCACATAACTAACGCTTGCGGCGCGGTTTTCATCAAGTTGATAACTTAACGCAATAACCCTCGTCACTCCGTCCACGTTGAGAATTGCATTTTGTAAAGTGAGAATCAAAAGATCGGCGCTTTTTTGTCCTAAAATCGAAAACCAAGGAACTCCGGAATTTGGGTCATAGAAACATTCCTGATAAAACTGTTGCAGCGTGGTCTTGATATCCGCCGCGATTGCGTCATTGTTCGTAAAATAGGATTGAATACCCTGTCCGAACAACCAATCGTTAGCGTTATCGACCCCGCGAAATATCATTATAAACCTTCCGACAATAACAGTTGAAATTGTGTTTTGACGGCCAAAATCGCGGCCTGACTTGCCGGTGAAACAGTACCATTCCCCCCAGGCGTCGTAACTATTATCGCATTTATAGAGTCTATCAGGGTATCGACTAAAATTTTCAAATTTGCCAAATTATTGCGAACTACTATTTTTTGGTTGCCGCCGTGAACCATTACGCCGTTGGCTGTTAATGCTTCTTTATTGGCTTGCGACCGGATGCCAACCAAGACGATCCCGTCGCTGAGGCTATGCGCTCGTGGGGTCGCTGGTATGTTGACTTCGCCAGTTTTCCACCATGAATCAAGATCGCGGTCGCAAAATAGGACAAGGCACGTATCGCCGATTTCAATCGGTAACGATATGTAGCTCGATCCTCCGCTCAAAAAAAATACCGGACACGATTGAAGTTCAGGGTACGGTATGATTTCGCCAGTTGGTAATTGACGTTGAAAATTGATAGTCACGTTTGCAGTGTTGGCATTCGGATCATACGCGCGAATGGTTCCAATTTGAACGCAGTTGAGCGAGTATGATACGTCCTGTTTTGCACGCAATAAAACGTCGCGAAGTTCCGGCTGCGCCTGTGGTCCTATGATCCGATTTGCCATTTTACGCACCCAGGTAGTTGAATATTGCCGATTTTACTAAATTTTTGATGTTGGTATTCAACAGAGTAACGTTAGTTGTCAGTTCCCCGGCGACAGTTTCCGATATAATCCCGTTATGTTCAATGCCAGTGAGTTTATAAATACCGTTGTAAATTGGTTCCGCCGATGACTGTAATTTGACGACTTGGCTCGGAATCAATCGCGGCTCGAAAATCATGGACAATGTAACAAGCGTTTGATTGCGGCGAGGGGTGTTGATCAATCCCAGTTGTTCGTCAATCAGATTGATTTCGCCCTCGATCGCATCGTCATTTTTCAAGGCATAAGCCTGTTGATTATCAATATAAAAATTGTTGCCCGTCACTTGATTCAGTTGTTCGAGTTGATTGCCGAAGAAGGTAGTCGGCCTAGCATTGACTTGATTATCAAATTGGGGACTGATGATAGAACCAAGTATATTCGGCATAGTTTGAACCATGCTTCGAATCATTGAAGAAAACGGCGTACCAGCGGCAAACGTTGACGATCCAAATCCGACAGCCGCCGCCTTTCCGCCGTCCCAACAACTTAAAACAGTCTTGTAATTGACACCGTCGCGAAAACTATACGCTTCACGGATTTCACCGGCAAAACAGCGCGCTATAAAAGGCTTGTTGTCGTAATTGTATCCGGCATAAAATTCGATTGGTCGCACATTGCTTGGGTCGAAAGGGTCTTTATAAATTTGAAGTCTGGTACGTTCGTTCAGATTGTAAATTGTGAACGTCGCCTGATTCAGACTTGCTAGGTTTTGTCTGGTTATTGAAAATTCAACGGTAATAGGATTCGTTATGGTAATCAGCGTGCCGTCACCGCCTCTAACTTTTAGTGAATAAACACGGTTAAGTTTATTCGCCATAGAATAATTGTTCCGCAGCTAAAACGTCGGACGCGTCAAGTAAATACAATTTGCAATAATCGGTCAGCGCCGTGTCGGTGACTGGCTCAACCTTGTTGGTAGACTGACAACTCAGTCCGAAGGGAAGTATTTTTTTCCACTGCCGCAAAATGTTAGGCATACAGGTCAAACGAACATTTGATACGCTGAAATCCTGCCAGGCAACGCTGATAAACCAACCGTATTGATTCGGCTTCCATTCAAGATCAAGTGTCGCCGTTTCGTAACCCGAAATGACAAGTTTCATCGTCTGTCGCGGATCGTTTGTGATTGAATCAAGCAATAACATTGTCAGAACCCCTGCCAAATCCGGTAGCCAATTGAAGCGCCTTTGACGTTTCCTTGATTTGTCGGCGTGGACCGCTGCGCTCTGGCTTTTGGCGGCAATGGTACCTTTGATGCCGTAATTTGAACCGATTTCAATTGTTTAAACGTAACAGTGACTTCGGAAACGTCCTTTGTTGTTTCGTCCTGAGAAAATTCCAAGTTTTCAATCGCCATGTTGTCGAAGACATCCCACGGCGTATTGACGGTGCAAAGCGTACGAGAAACCCAAAAATCACTGAGAATTTTATAGGCTTTTTGTTGCGCCGTTTTTGGCGCGCTCTGATACCCAAATAAAGTAGCTAGATCATTTGCCGTTTTGACGGTCTGATCTATCTGGCGAAGAAGTTCATCATACTTTGCTAAATAATCGGTCGCCGTCTGAGCAAGTTTCGGCGTTAAGGCGCTGGTATTGTAAAGCCTGTTTATGCTCTGTTCGGCGAAAGCCGACACTGCGCTCTTCGTGTACAGCAGTTCGGAGACTGCACCAGTCAAAGTGATTCGAATCGGTTTCAAGGCAATATGATCTTGGATCGCAGTGTTAGACTGCGTGTAATAATCCGTGATGTCCGATTGAAAAGATAACTGATCAGTCATCGGAATCGAAAATAAAAACCCGTTGATGCCATCGGGTACGTTTTTATTTTTCGGCGTCACAAGCGCCTTGGCCGCTGAAGCCAAATCAACCGAAGCGCCCGCTAACTGCAAACTCGACGAACTTTGAGATAAATAACTAATGGTGGACATGGTTAGTAACCAACAGCGGGTTGTTGATATAACGTAGAACTGTTTTGTTGTTTTATAGTTTTTGCGATTTCATCGGCGGTAGCTTTCGGTGACTTGGCACCGTCAATATTAAATGTCATGTGCGTCACAGAATTATCAGCGGCGCCCGTATAACCCATGAAATTTGCGCCCGTTGGTTTAGTTGGAGCGGGCAACATCGCTGATCCAGGCGTCAACAGCGGCGCGGCGATATCGAGCATCCGATTAAAGAACTTGAACAATTCATTCCCCGAAATGTCACGTTTCAAATCACTGAGCATCGAAGTAATAGCTTGGCCGACCTGCTCGAACATTTTTTTCATGTTGGCAAGCGCCGTACCGATGAGAGAATTGTCACCGCGAAAGTATGCAAGCAAATCGTCAATCAGTATGATGATTGCAGTAATTGAAGCCGTTATTGGAAAAAAATACGCGGCTACAGCGGCGCCGATGACGCCGAGAACTATGCCCATATTTCTAAAATTGTTAGTAAGATCGACAACCGCCTGAGATACCCTTGTGATTCCCCATGCCCAGCGGCCAACGCTTTCAACCAGCGGCGTTACAATCGGAACCAACGCAGCGCCCAATTTTTTCATGGCAAGCTGAAATTTGTTGATAGACACATTAAAAAACATATCAAACTGTTTCAGAGCCGATATTTCGGATTCGCTGAACACAAAGTTTTTATCCGGCGCAGGCGCCGATTTCAAATCGTGAATGAACGCAATGAAATCCTCTGAAAACCCGGCCTCTTTCGCAAATGTAGTAAACATCGGCGCCGACATCGAGGCCGCCGCCTTTTTAAGTTGGGTAATTTGCGCAAACGGGTCCTGACCTGGCGCCAAGCCGAGAAGTGACCACGCTCTAGCGTCACCGCCAAGTCCAAGTTGGAATTTCGTCGATGCCTCCTGCAAACTTTGAACAGCGTCGGCGACCTGTCCGGCCTCAAGGCCGCTCGCCGCTGCCTGTTGTTGTAAACTTTGCAGGGAATTAGTTGATAAACCGGTCAGTTGATTGAATCGCAGAAGGGAAGCGCCGTAATCGCTGCCTTTTTTCGCAAGATATGTCATGGCCGTTGCGACAGCCATGACTTGTAGACGCATGGCGTTAAACCTGCCGACTCCGTCACTTACGCGCTCAAAAACAATTTGATAAAGCGATTTTTGATCATTGAGCGCCTGAATGTGGCGCCGGTCGGCTTCGTGTTGCTTGTGTGATGTTTCAAGTCTCTCGCGTTGTATTTTTTCTAAATCAAGTTCCTTTTCTGTTGTCATGCCCAGTTTTATTGACATGACTTGCAAAACATCGCTCATTCGCTGCATGACATCGACAACCTTGCTAGTGGTGTCGGCAAGCTGCGCCTGAATTGTTTCAAACTTTTGAGCTTCGGCGTTACCGGTCGATTTGAACCCAACCGAAAAGAATAGGCTACCGATCTGCATTTTTATTCCTCAAAGCCATCAATTGATTTTCGTATTTGGTTTTGAATCGCAAATAATCATAGGCATCCATGATTAAATCGGCGCGCTCTGACATCAGAACTTCAGGCGAACCAAATCCCGCCGCCGCCAGTTCCATGATAACAAACCTCTGGCGATCCATCTCAATTTTGACTTTAGGGGTCGGTCCGGTGTCGTCTTTTATTTCGTTTTCAAAAGAGAAACTAGACTTTCGAAAAAAGGGGAAACATTTTCTTTCAACGCATACCAGGCGGCGGGGAGAAAATCCCCACGCGCCGCCTTGTTTTCGAACGTCATAGAATCAATTTTTGAATCATTGTATCGACATTTTACGAAACACTGTTTTACGGCATCCAGAACCAATTGGCTCGATAAAATCGAACAAACCGGACCCCTTAGTGCAAGAATATCCGCCGCCATGATTTGAGTGAAATCAAGTCCCTTTAGTTCCTTGATATCTGTTTTTTCAATCTCGCGGATCAAACTTTGAGTCACAAGCCATGCCGATTCGTAAGACAAGGCTTGAACCTCGAATTTTGCGCCGCTTGGTAACGTAAACTTTTCCACAAAATCACCTTATCAAGCGATAGCACGCGGCGCGCTCGCAAATTGCATTGTGTACAGAGACACGGCTTGTTCAATTTCCCCTTCGACGTTTGAAACGCCTTCAACAAGTTTCGTAAATGCCCCGCCAGTCAAAAGGTATGTATCGTTCGTCACGTTGCCCTGACCGTCGCCAATTTGTTTTACCAACTCGCCAGTCATCAAACTAAACGATGTTGGGGAATTGCGGTATCCCGACAACAGCGAATTCATAAATTTATCGTCGTCCGATCCGCGCAGAACGCGCAGTTCCATCGTTGCCTGATTACCGGCGACGTTTCCGGCATAAATGGCGTTACCATTTTTACCGGTTTTGACCGTCACGATGTCGGTAGCGAATGTGACTTTGCAGATATCGCCGCTGGGGAAATCGGTCAACAACCGTTCATTGATTTTGATTGTATCGGCACCTGTGAGCCTAAAAACGGACATAGGTAGTTTCCTTTATTGATTGATATAGACCAGAACATCCGATGAATGAATCGCTCCAGCATACTTGATAGCGATTTGAACCACTGGGGCCTTGCGTTGTGCGCGATCCGCTGGGTCTTGCAAATCGACTGGCGTTGAAAAAATGTAGTACCCGAAATCTGCGACGTTACGGATAAAATCGGTTGGATTTCCGAACGTATCGGGCGAAGTCCAAGCGCCTGGAGCAACAAAAGCATTGCTAACCGCGCGCTGACATACGTTACGGTAAGCGCCTTTCAAACCAGCCATTCCAGATTCCGTTTGCGGAATTTTCGTGCTGGTGCGAGCCAAGAAATTGAATCCGGAAACCTGGAGCGCGCCAACAAACCAGTCAAGGTTATAGACATCGTCGAAAAATCCATTAGCGCCATTTGACAGGACCGATGCCCGACCTGCAATGTTCGCGTAAACATCAGCGCCGACAGCCTTTGCAGCTTCCAAAATGGATTGAGTCAAGCCAACGTCCGAGGGAACGCCGACAAGCTGTTTAAGATTCATGGTGATTGTCGTATTAGTCGCCGAGAAGTTTGTACTCATGGCGCGACCAATGTATGCCCATTTGTAGGCTTCAGTTTCAAGCCCGGTGTAAAACAGACAGCGAACATGGTTCAACGTGGAATCTTGAACGGCATAGAACAAGCCTGGACTGGACAAGACAGCCGGATCGGATTTCACGACGAACAACAATTTGCGGTCGGATTCCGCTACGTCACCTGCATCCAGAATATCGGCGGCACTCAAACCGCCCATAGTGTACGAACACGCGCCGAAGTAAACAAGCCCCTGAGCGCGCGTCATTGCCGCCGCAAGTTTTTCGCCCGAAAGCATTGGAACAACAATGAACAATCCGCCGCCCGTCAGAATGTTCGGCGCTTGTGAAAAAATTGATACAGCGGCGTCATACACCTTGCCACTGTTGCCCCACTGCGCGGCGACATCCCTTGAATTACTGTAAACGGCGTAATCGCCAGACAGCGGGGTAACCGGTGTAGCGTCGGTGAAACACACAACGTTGTTGACGCTGTACGGGGCAAGTCCAGCAGGAGGCGCCATAACGCTTACATTGATAACATTAGTAATATTGATAATAGACATCAGTTCACCCTTCCCGAAACGTCGTAAACTTCGGTTGAAAATTGATCATAGTAATCGCCCTCGGAAATTTTACTGTATGCCCGAAGGACCCGCAATGTCACCGTTTGTCGGTATAGTATTG